CCGGAAATCAAAGAAGTTTCGGGCAAAAAGTGGGTGTTGAATGGTGATAAAAATCAATTTTATTACGATATTATCGACGCTTACAACGGATCACCTACGAATTCGGCAATCATTGATTCTTATTCGCAATTTATTTACGGAAAAGGATTGACTTCAAAAGACAAATTCAAACAACCTTCCCAGTGGGCAAACGTTGTTTCAATGATTTCAAAAAAAGATTTGCGAAAAATTGTCAAAGATTTTGAAATGTTCGGCGAAGCGTCTTTTGAAATTAAATATTTGGACAATAAAATTTCAAAAATTTTCCATTTGCCAAAACAATGTGTTGCGCCGGAAATCGCAAACGAAGAAGGCGAAATTGTTGGATACTATTTTAGTTATGATTTTAGAAACGTAAACAAATATAAACCGCAACGTTTTGACGCGTTCGGATATGGTGAACAAGCGAAAGGCGAACGAAGTGAAATCTTTGTTATTCACGATTACCAAGTTGGCCAATTCTATTATGCAAATCCAAGTTATGTTTCGGGTCTTCCTTATTCAACACTCGAAGCCGAAATCGCAAATTATTGCGTGAATCACATTCAAAACGGATTGTCATTTGGTCACGTTATTAATATGAATACCGGTGTTCAAATGTCGGAAGACGAAATTCGTCAAAATACTGCTGAAATCCGCAAACATTTGACCGGATCTTCAAACGCTGGGAAATTCTTTTTGAATTGGAATGACAACAAAGATTCGGAAATCACAATTGCGCCGTTGGAAGTAAGCGACGCACATTCACAATATCAATTTTTGTCAAGCGAGGCACGTCAACAAATTATGACGTCGCACAAATTGACATCGCCTATGTTGGTGGGTGTAAAAGAAGCGAGTGGATTTTCTTCAAATGCGGACGAAATCGCGGTTGCATTTGCTGAATTAATGGAAAAAGTAATTAAGCCAAAACAAGAAATTATTTGCGACGCGTTGGAAGACGTTTTCGCGGTTAACAATATTACAATTTCGCTTGACTTCTTAAACTTGAATGCAAGTGAGGTTGTTGAAGAACAAGTTGATAATTTGGTTGATTCAAAAGTTTCGTACAATGGTGCGCAAATTGCAAGTGCGGTTGACATTATCGCGAAAGTAAAAGAAGGAATTTTGACGGAAGAACAAGCAATTGTTTTCCTTGTTCAATTCTTAACGCTTCCGGTTGAGGTTGCCCGTGCAATGTTTACAAATCAACCAGCACCGATTCAACAATTGGAATTGAAATGTTCAAACCATTCAAAAGAAGACGAAGCGATTTTCAATGATATTGCAGACGCTTTGATTCAGTTAGGCGAAAACGAAGACTTGGAAAACTACGAATTGATTGACGAACGCACCCAAGAAGGATTGCCGGAAATAACCGAATTGACTTTGAAATTGGCTTCAGTTCCGACATCATTTCCCAACGTAACAAGCGAACAAGATAATGACTTGTTCAAAGTTCGTTATCAATATGCGCCTTTGAAAGTTGGTGACAATTCACGCGAATTTTGTCGCAAAATGGTAAGTGCTTCGAAAGTATATCGCAAAGAAGATATTTTGTTTGCAAGTCAAAATCCAAATATCAATCCAGGATTCGGACCAGGTGGGTCGGACACGTATAACCTATTTTTTTATAAGGGATCGGTCAATTGCCAACATTTTTGGCTCCGAAAAATATATTTAAGAAGAAACAACAAGTCAATTTCAGTAAGCGAAGCAATTCGAATCATTAATGATTTAGACCCAAGCGAACGAGCGGGGGCAAGATTGCCACAAAATCCAAGTGAGGTTGCGCAAATTGCCAAAAAATCAAATAATTTTTGGAGTTTAGACCCAAATTATAGACCTAACGCAGAATAAACATGACAACTATATTATTAAAAGAAGACGAACTGACAAAAAACACGCCTTTAGGCGGGAATATTGACGTTGACAAATACGTTGTCGCAATTGCTGACTTTCAACGCATTCGAGTTGAAGAAGTTTTGGGCGAAACGCTTTATAATAAAATTTGCGAAGACTTCGAAAACGACGATTTAACCGGCGATTATTTGAAATTGTACGAAGATTATTTGAAACCTTATATTATTCACGGGTCGGCAATGGAATATTTGCTTTATGGTGCGTATCAAATAAACAACGGCGGAATTTCAAAACACAATCCGGCCGATTCAACTGCGGTTGACAAAGTAGAGGTTGACTATTTGGTACAAAATCAACGTTTAAAAATGGAAATGTACGAATCGCGTTTGGAACGTTGGCTTTGCAAATTTCATTTGCCGGAATATGTGGCAAATTCAAACAACATTGTGAATCCTTTAAAATCAAAAATGATTTGCGGGAAATGGTATTTAGACAATCCTTACTAATATGAAAAGAAAAGTCGACAAAAGGACGGAAGAAAACATCAAAAAACTAAAACTATTTTTAAAAAATGCATACACTTTTAAACGGAGTAACAACGAACACAACGTCAACAACGCAAAGCGTTAACGGAGTAACAACGATAACATGCAAAGGTTTAAAAGATTACAAACAATTTATTTATTTTTACATTAGTATTGATAACGTTCATTTTGTATTATTTAAAACAATTACAACAAATCAAGAAGCGTTTACTTTCAATTGCGGTGCGTCGCATATTTATTGCAAATTTGTGACATCACTTGAAAGCAACGACCCAGTATTTGTTCATTTGACTTAATAATATAAAAAACGACATAAAAAAATTATGGCACAACAAACAATAAATGTCGGGACAACGGCAAACGACGGAACGGGTGACGTGTTAAGAAATGCGTTTATAAAAACCAACGACAATTTTACGGAATTATACACCGACCGAATAAGCGGAAGCGGAACGGACAATTATATTCCAAGATTCAACGGAACGAACGCGCTTGAAAATAGCATTATTTTTGATAGTGGAACAAACGTCGGAATTGGAACTGCATTTCCGAGCGGTAACGCTGGTGCTTCAAGAGTTTTGCAAGTTGTCGGAAGTTTTGATACTGAAATACAATCAAAAGGAAGTGGCGCTTGGATTCGTGCAAATTCAACAAATGCTTATCAAGGCGGTTTTGGTGGTTTTCAATATTACCAAAATGGAGTTGAAAATTTCGGAATCATTTCAAATGGTGCGGGAACAAATACAATGCTATTTACTACCGGTGGAAGTGAAAAAATGCGTATCACTTCAGCGGGTAACGTTGGAATTGGAACATCAAGTCCGGCCTATCCATTAGAAGTGAACGGAAGTATAAACGTTTATCCAAATAATTTTTTTAGATACGACGGCGACACGGGAATAATTGGGTCGGCAACTTCTATAGGTGGCGCTTCAAATCAACTTGGAATAAGGGCGTCAAATGATATTTTATTCGCAACAAACGGCGCAAATGAAAGAATGCGTATCACTTCAGCGGGTAAAGTTGGAATTGGAACGACAAGTCCGCCTTATAAATTTAGCGTTTACGATACAAGTGACGGAGTTGTTGGTCATTTTGGTGGCGGTGTTTCAAATTACACCTTAATATCTTTTAGGTCAAACGAAGCAAACGTTTATTCTACTTCTTTAGGTAGTTATAATAGTGGTATGTTATTTAGAACGGGTGCAAGTGATAGAATGTATATAAATTCAAGCGGTAACGTAGGAATTGGAACTACAACTGCAAACTATAGAACACAAATTGAAACAACAGGAGCGGACGTATTTTTAACAAAAAATACAAGTTCAAGTTCATACAATAGGAGTTATTTTTATAATAATAATAATATTGGTATTCAATTATCAAATTTCGGGTCTGCTTATCCTTTCGGTACTGAATACGGAGTTGGTCCAAATGGCTCTATTATTCAAAGCAATACAACGTCAATGTTTGCAATTGGAACTTCCGGTGCTTATCCTTTAGTTTTAGGAACAAACGGAACAGAAAGAATGCGTATCATTTCCGGTGGTAATGTAGGTATCGGAACTTCAAGTCCAAATCAATTATTATCAATATCAAGTCCCTCAATTGGTGGCGCAACTTTTGGTTTATACAATACTTATTCATATGTTAACAATCGTAATTGGGCATTAAAATTAAATTCAACAAATTACGGGGATTTAGGTTTTATGGTTAGTGCTTCAAATGGCGGAAATCCCGAAACCGGAATTATTGCATTGACATTAAATATAAACGGAAATATAATTTCATTACCAACTTATAATAACGGAAGCGGTGGGGCCGCGAATGTAGGTATTGCTTCAAGCGGTGAATTGTATCGTTCAACTTCTTCTTTGAAATATAAGAAAAATATTGAAAATTATTCAAAAGGTTTGAATGAAATAATGCAAATGCGACCCGTTACATACAATAGTATTAACGAAAAAGAAGACGGAATTTTGTATGCCGGTTTAATAGCCGAAGAAATTCACGAATTGGGAATGAATGAATTTGTACAATATGCCCAAGACGGAACGCCGGACGCTTTAAGTTATGCAAATATGGTTTCTTTATTAGTCAAAGGAATTCAAGAATTAAAAGAAGAAATAGAAATACTTAAAAGTAAATAAAATGATAAAATTTAATTGGGTTATCAATGCAATGGATTGCATAAAAAATGAGGGTGATTTAAGCGACGTTGTTGTCGTTATTCATTGGACATATATTGCAGAAAAAGAAGGATTCAGTTCAAGCGTTTACGGAACGTGTTCAATGCCTTTGCCAAGTGGGGAAAATTTCACGCCTTATGAAGACTTAACAAAAGACCAAGTTGTTGGTTGGTTGGTTTCTGCATTAGACGTTGAAGCAATGGAAGAAAATTTGGATAAACAAATTGATTTGTTAATCAATCCAATTATTGTATCTTTACAACCACCATTCGAAAATTAATAATTTTAAAATCACAATTTATGGAAAATTTACAAATCATTGAACAAGCGATTAATTTAGCGGTTAGCAAAGGCGTTTTCAATTTACAAGAAGTTGACGCAATTATCAAAGCATTAAAAGAATTGTCACAACAACAACCAAGTTGCGACAAAGATTGCCAAAACAATGAGTAGAAAAGAAAAAATTGATTTATTCTTAACGAAGTGGTTGTCACGCAAACTTATGATTTTGACAATCGCTTCGTTTGGTTTATTCGCTGGAAAAATAGAAAGCGCGGATTGGGTTATTGTTGCGACAATGTATGTTGCAATTCAAGGCGCAACCGATATTGTGGAACGTTTAATGAAGGCAAAAAATGTCAATGAATGATTTGAAGTTATACGGCTTGAATTCGGTCGCTATGGCGGTAAGTTTTTCAAATGTCGAAGCGACTTTGAAAATATTTCTTTTGTGTGTTTCAATAATTTACACGATTTTGAAAACAATTGATTTGTTAATGAACAAAAACAAGAAAAATGAAACTGAATAACGAAGGTTATAAGTTAATCACCAAACATGAAGGCTTGGTTTTAAAGCCTTATTTGTGTCCGGCGAAAGTTGCGACAATTGGGTACGGAAATACTTATTACGAAGACGGAAAAAAGGTGACATTGCTTGACCAACCAATTACAAAGGAACGCGCGTTTGAAATGTTTAAGGAAATTGCCGACCGATTCGCAAAAGCGGTTTCTCAAAGCGTTACTTCCGACATCAATCAAAATCAATTCAATGCGTTGGTTTCATTTGCTTACAATGTAGGAATTGCGAACTTCAAAAAGTCAACGTTATTGAAATTAGTCAACGCAAATCCGAACGATCCAAACATAAAAAATGAATTTATGAAATGGAAAAAAGCAAACGGCGTTGTTTTAAATGGTTTAATAAAAAGACGAAATGACGAATCTAACTACTATTTTTCGATATAGGGACGCGATTTATATTGTCGTGATACTTTTATTGCTTTTATTTAGAAGTGACGGCAAATCGCAGAAAAACGACATCATTCAAAGCGAAAGGAAGATTGATTCAATATCAATTGAAATCAAACACGCAAAACAACAAATTCCAAACTATGAAAAAACAAATCTTGATTCCGTCAATAGTTTTCACCCTACTGACGTTGAATTGTTTTTGTCAAAACGATACAATAATAAAAATTCCAATTGATTATGCGCGAAGCATTGTCAAAGAATTGATTCAATTTGACGTTTGCAAAGACCAAGTCAAAAAGCAAAATGCATTTATTGCATTATTGGAAGCAAAACAAAACGAACAAAACACAATAATTGAAGCGCAACGCAAATTGTTGATTGACAAATTCAAATTTTCCCAAAATGTTGGTGCTTCTTATTTTGTGAACACGCCTTTTTTGTTTACGAATTTAAACTTTGGGACATCAAAGACAATATTTTCACTTCAAATGAATATTCCGTTCAATAATAAACCGCATTTTACGTTTAATTTTACGCACAAATTATGGCAAAGCAAATAAATTCAGCAAATAAAGTTGGCAAACCGAAGAAAAAAAGACCAGGAATTCACGCAAAATCAAAGACTTCGAAATTAAAAAATTCAAAAAACTACAAAAAGATATAAATTTTTTGTATATTTCCCGCCTAAAAGCAATTTATGAATTCAAAAATTTACTTCAAAGACATTGATTTTTCGAAAAATTATTTAGATAATTTAAACGATATTGTCAAAAAGCACAATTTAAATTTAACTAAAAACCAAAGACACACGTTGCGCAAATTTTTGAAAAGAAATTGCGAATCTTTGGGAATAATTGAAGCGTGTAAAAACGTCGGCGTTGATCCTAAAAATGCGCCAATGTTATGGTTGAAAACAAAGAACGAATCCGTCCGCGTGACGAATCCATTATTTGAAAAACCGGAAGAAAAAGAATTCAAAGAATTGGGCAAAGCGTTAATTGACGATTTAAAACGATTTAAGCCAACATTTCCGAAAATTGAACGCCAATACACAACAGAAGGACATTGTTTGGTATTGTCACCCGCAGACATTCACGTTGGCAAATTATGCAACGAGTGGGAAACTGGCGAAAAATACGATTCAAGCATTGCCGTTCAAAGAACTTTGGAAGGTGTTCGCGGAATCTTGGACAAATCGTCCGGCTTCAACATTGAAAAAATTGTTTTTATTGGCGGAAATGATATTTTGCATATTGACAACCCAAGAAGAACAACGACAAGCGGAACTCCGCAAGACACGTCGGGAATGTGGTTTGAAAATTTTATGTTGGCAAAGCAATTATATATTGACATTTTACAAACTTTGATTTCAATTGCTGACGTTCACTTCGTTTTCAATCCTTCAAATCACGATTATACAAACGGATTCTTTTTGGCCCAAGTCATTCAAACCTATTTCAAGGATTGCGAGAATATCACGTTTGACGTTTCTATTTCACATAGGAAATATTTCAAATACTACAATAATTTAATTGGGTCAACACACGGCGACGGGGCAAAACTTGAAAACCTTCCGTTGTTAATGGCTTCGGAATCGACGCAATGGTCAAGCGTGAAACATAGATACATTTACACGCACCATGTTCACCATAAAATCGCAAAAGATTTCATAGGTTGCACGATTGAAAGTTTGCGTTCGCCAAGTGGGACGGATTCTTGGCACCACCGCAACGGATATCAACACGCACCAAAGGCAATTGAAGGGTTCATTCACCATAAAGAATTCGGCCAAATCGCACGATTGACGCATATTTTTTAAATTCGCTTATTTAGAATTGTTATAAATTAGCATTTTTTTGCAACTTTTTTATTAATAAATTTTGTATTAATAAAAAAAGTATTAATTTAGCCGAATCAAAATAACAATTTAAAACAACAAATTATGAAATCATTGAAACAAATTTACTCAATTACTGAAACAAAAAATTCATTTATTTTTCAAAATTCATTTAACATTCATATTGAATTAGATAAAACAAACGGAAGTTTTATCACTGGGAATGTTTACGACAATGAAGAAACAAAAGTCTTGTTTAATAAACTTTATAAAATCGCTTTAAACAAATAATCAAAAAAGGGGTGCGACTTCAACGCACAATTTTTTAAAAATTAAAATCAACAAATTATGAAAACAATCTTTGGCATTTTATCCGCAACTATTGCAATGCACACCGAAAATTTATTTGTGATGACCGCTTCTTTTTTGGTATGCTTTTATTTTATTTATTTAGAACTTAAAAAAACCGAATCAAAATGAATGAAGAATTAAAACAATTGGACAAAGAATTGCAACTGGCAACACTTGAAATTCTTATTTCGTTGGCCGAATATCGCGAACGAACTTATGAAGTAAAAAAATTAAACCAAATCAAACAATTTATTGAGAAATTATGAGCAAACAACTATTTGAATTAATGCGGGAACAAGAATCATTCCCGATTAACTTTGGAAAACGTGACTACATTTCACGCGGTAAGGAAATCGTGAATTCAGTCATTGAAAGTGGCGACATTGACAAAATCGAATTTTGGACAAAGGTTGCAAAGATTAAAGAAACCATTAATGCAATGGACGCACAACTTCGCGAATCAATTACATTGTCCGAAAAAACAACTTTGAACGGAGTTGAATTCAATCCAACAAACGGCGGTCACGCAATTAACTTTGACGAAGACGAAGTTTATCGCGAATTGAAAAAGGATTTAAAAGAACGCGAAGAACTTTTGAAAATAGCGCAAAAATCCGTAATATTCGACGCATACGGAAACGAAGTTCCGAAAGTAGGAACAACACCAAGAAAAAATTCAATAACAATTAAATTTTAATAAAGATGAGCAGACAAGCAGAATTTCAAACCCAGTCGTCAAACCCGACAAAAAATTATTTAGAATGGAAATCAGACGACAAGTGCTTTGCGTATTACGACAAAGACAAAAAAGAAAATGTTAAATTGGCTTTGCCAATGAAGTTTTTGACCCTTATGGAATTTCACACGATTAAAGGGTGGAATGACAAGAATCAATCCGGCGTTTATTCAAACGAAGTCAAATCAATTGGACAAGACGAATTGAACGTTCGCCTTTTCAAAGGCAATCAAAGCGTGAAAGGAATTTACAAGGAAATCAAAGAATCAATTGTCGCGCTTGGCGGACATTACACAAAATCAATTTATGTAATGTTAGAAGACGGATCAATTGCCAATATTAACATCAAAGGAAGTGGTGTTCAATCTTGGGGCGATTTCACACAAAAAACTCGTTCACGTTTGAGCGACGAATGGATTCAAGTTGCAAACGCGGTTGAATTGAAAAAAGGCAAAGTTGAATATTCAATTCCCGAATTTAAATTCGCAACGTCTTTAAGTGACGCTGAATCAAAAATGGCAGATGAGGCCTACAAAAAATTGAAGTCATACATTGACGGGTATTTGTCAAAGCAAATTGAAGTCAAAGACGAAGAAATAATTGACGACAACGACATTTCGGATTTATTTTAGTGAACAAAACCTTTTCGGTCGTATAGGTCAAACCGATTTTTAAAACTAAATTATGATACAAAAACAAGTTATTAAGCACATTTTGGACTTGACCGGAATCAATATCAACACCAAGTCAAGAAAACGCGAAATCGTGGAATTGAAATCAGTTTATTCGACTATTTTAAGAAACAAAAAGATTTTGACGCTTCGTGAAATTGGCGAAGAAATCGGACTGGGACATTGTTCAATTATTCATTTATGCAAAATTTATCCATTTATTAAAAACGAATATTTGATTGACATACACGAAAAAGTTTTAATGTTATTGGACGGAATGTCAATCGATTTGATTCTATTGCAACAAGAAAAAAGAAGGATTGAAGAACAAAAAGCAAAAGTTGAAGTTGAAAAACAATCAACAATTGATCCTTTTTTCGAAAATTTGATTAAACTTGCAAATGAAAATCCCGACGTCATGTTCAAACTTGAAAATTTTTACAAAATCAATAATCAAATTTACAACAAAAATGAATCCTAAAACTTACAAATCAATTCCCTCACACGTTCGAAAACGTGCGATTGAAAAATTGAATAAAAAACCGCAAACTATTTACAATGCGATTTTTTATCAACTCGGAAAACTACCTTTGAATTTTAATGAAACAATCAAAAATGAACTCGACAATGAAATCAACAACCTTAACTCAATCAAAGCAAAAATCTAAAATCGAACGAATGAACGATTTTTATAACTGGCTTACAAAAATACAATCAGTACATTTGAACGACAATACTTCAATTATGAATGCGTGTGAACGCGTGACGCAAAGTCAAAACTTCTTTATATGCGTTTCGAAACAAGCAAAGTTTTTATAAGTGGTTGAAAATTTCGAAAAATTTGCGTCTTTGCGTCTAATATAAAAACTATTAAAAAATGAATATTTCCGTTTTCAAATCACTATATAAAAGTGACGACGTCCCGTTTGAAGTTGACGTGCTGAAAGTTTTAGCACGAATCAAAACCGGAACGTCAAAAGATAAAATTTTAAAAATTCGCAAAATGAACGATTGCGAAGAAAAAAAGAATCTAAAAAATTCGTTGCTTTCAATCCTATTCAATGGAACGTTTTCGGCAAGGAACGACAATTCATTGATTGAACACTCCGGCCTTTGCATTTTGGACTTTGACAAATACGAATCCATTGAAAAGCAAAACGAAGAACGCCAAAAACTAATGAATTGCGAATTTGTGTTTTCGGTTTTTGAATCACCCAGCGGGAACGGACTCAAAGCATTGATTCGAATACCACAATGCGACAAAGAAACGCACAAACGTTATTTCAAATCATTTGGCGAATTCATTGATTCCGACTATTTCGATTTTAAGAACTCAAATTTAAGTCGTGTTTGCTTCGAAAGTTATGACCCGGATTTGTATATCAATGAACATGCGAAAGTTTGGGACAAATTAACCGAAGAAGAAGGACATTCAGTTTTTGAACGAAATCCAATTTTACCATTGACCGACGAAGACGAAATCATTCGACGTTTATTGAAATGGTGGGATAATAAATTCGGATTCAAAGCCGGTGAACGAAACAACAACCTATTCATTTTAGCGAACGCGCTTTGTGAATATGGTATATCTCAAGATTATGCGTTTAATTATGTGAATGCAAACGTTGTGTTCGGTGATTTTTCCGAAAACGAACTATTGACGCTTTTCAAATCGGCCTATAAACGTGCCACATTTAATTCGAAGTACTTTGAAGACATCAATAAAATTGAACGAATCAAAGCCAATTTATCAAAAGGAATCCCAAAAAAAGACATAGCAAATTTGCTGAAAATCGACGAAACAATAATTGACGAAGTAAAAGAAATAAACGACGACGACGACTTTTGGATAAAATACGAAGACAAAAAAGGAAATGTGACAATCAAAATTGATTCGCTGAAATACAAATACTGGCTTGAACGAAAAGGATTCAAAAAATATTATCCCGAATCGGCAACAAACCCGACATTTGTTCACATAAAATCAAACAAGGTGACGCAATCGAGCGTTGACATTATCAAAGACGTTGTGTTGAAGTTTCTTTTGGAACGCAACGAAATTGAAGTATTTAATTTTTGCAGTAAGTCGGCCCAATTGTTTGGCGATTACTATTTGACAATGCTTGAATCAATTGATTTGAAAATGATAAAAGATTCAAGACACGAAGCATTCATTCCATTTCAAAACGGCGTTGTCAAAATAACAAAAAACAAAGTTGAATTGATTGATTTTATCGACGTTGACGGGTACATTTGGGAAAACCAAATTATCAATCGCGACTTTGTGAAATCAAATGAAATCGAAAACGATTTTAAAAATATGGTTGCGAAAGTTTCGGCCGACGACAAAAAAAGAATCGACGCGTTGGAACATACACTTGGATATTTGATTCATTCGTTCAAAGATAAAACCGACCAAAAAGCAATCATTATAAATGACCAGGAAATTGACGACAATCCAAACGGCGGATCGGGTAAAAGTTTAATGATTTCCGCGTTGTCAAATTTTAAAAAGGTTGTAAAGATTGACGGCAAGTCGTTCGATTCTAAAAAGGGTGATTTCGTTTATCAACGTGTCACGTTGGACACTCAAATTTTAGCATTTGACGACGTGAAAAAGAACTTCGATTTTGAACAATTGTTTTCAATAATTACGGAAGGAATTGCAATAAATAGAAAAAACAAAGACGAAATCTTTATTCCGTTTGAGCGTTCGCCAAAAATTATTATAACGACCAATTATGTAATTAATGGAAGCGGGACATCACACGACCGACGAAGACACGAAATCGAATTTTTCCAATACTTCAACGGCAAACGAAATCCCTTGACGGAATACGGACGTTTATTGTTTGATTCTTGGGAAGCGAACGACTGGATAAAATTTGACAATTATATGATTTCAAACTTGCAAAAGTTTTTAAAGAATGGTCTTGTTGAATCGGTTTCAATCAATGCCGACATCAAACGATTAATTCAGTCAACTAATAAGGATTTTTACGATTGGGTTACCGACGGAAATTTACCGGAAAACGTTCGCGTTTATAATACGGAAATAATGGCTAAATTTACAAACGAATACAAATCATTCGGAATGATGAATTCAAAAACATTCTTGAAATGGATTCACGAATATTGTAAATTTAACGATTACGAAATTGACAAAGACAAGGATCATGTCGGAAGATTTTTTGTAATTAAAACCAACAACAAAGACAACGAAGAAGTTCCATTTTAAAAAATAAAATTATGACACATTTTGACGAAGTTTTAGGATTCAAGGAAGAATCCAAAAAAACAAACTACGAAATTGACTTTGCGTTCCTTCAGCAATTAGCCGAACGAATGGAAGAAAACAAAAGTAAGTATCAACCTTATAATTGGCAAAAGCCAATTGAAATTGAAAAATTGAAGCAATCATTGTTTCGACACGTTGTCGAAGTAATGAAAGGAAATTTCAAAGACGAACAACGCGAATTTGGTCACTTGGAAGCAATCGCGTTGAATGCAATGTTTATTAATTATCAACTTAAAAACAATAAAAATGAATCTATTTAAAAATTATCGAATAATTGAAATTAAAGGAAAATTTATCGCTCAAACAAGGGAATGTTTTTTATTTCATTGGGAAGGAATAGACAAAGACGATTTTTATTTATGGTCTAATTTTCAACGACAAAAAATTTGGTGTTCATTTGATACGCTTCAAGAAGCAAAGGAACATTTAAAAAAATACA